TTTCTTCCGGCTGCGGTTGTACAGGCAGCAACGTATACGTTTCGAATTGGAGAGGTTCGGGCTCCTGCTTGACCGTAGACTGAGTTTGCAACAACTTTGTAAGCAAGCTGAAGGCCGTTGAACACAGATCTCTGAGACTCATCATATTGTTGATCCTCCATCTTTTGTTTGAACTCCTTTCGCTTCTTCAATAAAATCTCAAGTGTCTTAGGGAGGATGCCTTGTGTCATCGGATTCTGACCTGTTTGAACAAAAGTGCATACAGTCTTACCGGTGACTTCATCACCGTCCTTGTTGTCATATTCAATCTCTTCAAAGACATATCCTTTTTCTTCGAGTTCAGTGATTTGTTCCTTTGTAAGACCACTACGTCCTTGAGTGAATCCTTCTTTATCTACTGATTTGGTGGATACCCATGTGTCTGGTGAGAGATTGTAGGCAATCATATTCGTTGGATACAAAGAGTTGAAATCCAAAACAGATACAGGCTGATCTAGATACATTCCAATCTTAGGTGGAAGCACGATCGCACCTTCGTAGGAGATACCTTCACCTTCAATTGCTTCCATAGTTCGAATAATCTGATCACGTTGAGATGCGTAATAGACTACTGCAGAGAAGATCTTGATTCCTTGGCCTCGTGTCAGGACAAAGTTCATAGGCACTTTACAGACGTCTGCCATTCCACGAGCATTGATCAGAGTATCCAACTTACCCATCAATGTCGCTACCAGATCGCAATCTTGAATACAGTATCGGGCTACTCTTGCACGACCCTCTGGACCTCCATGTCGATGAAGATCAAACATCTCTTGAGGGGATACGTCATCTTTAGAGAACGACCATTCAAGATGCTTCATCTCTTCTGGACTAAAGTCTGTGAATAAGAGTTCATCTGATTTGATCTTGAATCCTTGTTTGGTGACCTCATAGACTTCAAACTTTTCACCATCGTAGACTGGATCATTCGTATTTCCAACTAACTCAAATCTTACGTAGTTTCCATTTCTCAATCCACGTGTGCTCTTAGTTGTAATTTGATTGTCTTCATACTTGACTACCTTGTCTCTTAAGAACGTGAAGGCTACGTTATCTAACTTGAAGTTATCCAAGTTATGCTCACGTCTCATGTTTAGCAGTAAATCAACACCCAAACGACCTCTGATGGTCAAGTATCTCAAATCAAACTTTCCAGCAGCAAGTTCAGTCTTTTTGGTCTCAAACTTCTTATCTCCCCACGTATCGGTTTTCTTGCGAGCAAGTTCAAACTCATCAAGGATTCCAAGTTTTGTAATACGTCCTTCAATGTATGCATCATCAAAACCAAAGATGTTATAGCCACATAGAATATCAGGATTACGAGTTCGGATTTCTTCAGCAAACTGAAGAAGCATATCAGTTTCATTCTCACAAGATACAAACTCAACTGTATCATCTCCAGAGTCAGCAACTTCACCTAACACAAATACAGTTCTAGCACTTGGAGTAATCATATCGGTTGAACGACGATACGAAACACCAATTTGAATAATTGGATCTTTAGAGGAGACTGGAAATTGATTAGAATCACCAGCAGGACACATCTCTAAATCATAAGAAGCAACTAAGAGTGGAATCGTCGCATCACACGATTCTACGTCTTTGTAGTGACTTGTATAGAACGCATCTACATAATACGTATTGTCTCCGTTCTCATCACATGGAATTTCAACATCTCGGATTTTAGAGAACTTCAAAGGAGAAGCTGGACCAATATGCTTCTCATGAAAGAATCGTAAGAAGGGTGGAAGGTTGCTCTCATACTGAACTCCTTTCAAAACGGATTTTGCAGCTTTAAAAGTAGCCAACGTTTCACATTCTACTTTCCATACATTGACTTGTTTCAAATCATTGAATCCTCCCATCGTGTCATACTTCTTGACTTGAGTGATCTTTGGAGGAAGGTTTTCATTGAAGTTCTTGCTAAGTTTGAAAGCATACTCTTGTTCTCCTTTATTAGGACCAAACTTCTGAGTCCACTTCTTATTGGAAGCTTCATAGACTAATCCTATGTCCGGTTTCTCATTCACATAAAAGTATGGCTTGAATCCAGTCAAACGAACACAAGCAACCTCTTTATTTTCACATCGTCCAAAGACATCAATTACATACAATCCTTCCACATCGTGTTCATACCAATCTACAGGTTGAAGAATCATTCAGGCTACTACTTATAGTCTTGAAGAAAGCTTATTCATTTTTTCTGTATCACAAGGTAAGAGATGTTCTCCACAAACTCAGTCGATTGGTTCAACGCACCTACGCGTATTCGTTCGGATGAATATGATACTGCTGCAAAGTCAGTGGGTAATACTAGTACTTTAACTCGTCAGACAACAGGTATGGAATCTGCTTGCTCAGACACCTTGAACCCAGCATCTGCAATGGCAGATCAACCAGGAATGATTGCTGTCGGTGGATTTGGTCAGCCAGGTGGTGGATGTGCAGTAGATGCAAATACTGATCTTCGCTGGGGAATTCCAGGAGCTTGGCGTCAGAAGGGTAAGCATGAACTTTGGGCTCGCCCCTTTGCAACTACACCCAACATGGGTGGAGGAGATCAAACTGCAGTAGATGATGAATCAGAGTTGATTCACGCTGCATCCATTCGCAATCGCAAGGAAGCCAATACGGTCATGGATTCTACTATTCCTAACTTCTACCAACCCTTAATTGATATTAAACAATCTGAATACTCAAATCCTAATAATTGGATTTATGACTGGACGCGAGGAGGTGATGCCACACGTCTAGTTCAGACAAAACGTGTAGATGTATCATAATAATGAAACTTATCTTTTTTGCTGGAAGAATGCCCGACCTATGTGGAGCATTCCTTCATGACATTGATCTAGCAATTGAACTCCAAAGACGAGGACACGAAATTGTCTTTTTAACTGTTCTTGAAATTGCAAAAGAAGGACCCAATGGTGGATTCTATCGTGGATTTAGATACATGCACTATACTGCAGGAGGTAAGTATCTAGATGTTAGTGAAGGTTGGATTTGTCCTCATTATCCTTCTCTTCCCGAAGTTAGACGATTAAATAATCGTGGATACAATCGTCCAATTATGACAACTTGTCATTACGATGGAAGCTATCAAGCTCTTATTGTAAATAATCCAGGTCGAAAAATTAAATGGAATGAAATGGTTATGTTTATCAATAATGTTATGGAAACTAGCTTTCGAAAAAATATAGTTCCATGGCCTCCAAATATTATAAAGACTGCTATTATCCGTCCATTAATGCATGAAGACAAGATTAGAATTGATGAACCTTTTCAAGGTGATTGTATCACACTTGTAAATGCAAACAATAATAAAGGTGTCAATCAGTTTGTTAGTTTAGCTAAACGTATGCCTAATCGAAAGTTTTTAGCGGTCAAACCTTACTATGGTGATTTGAATCCAATGGCTGTTCCACCTAATATTGAACTAATACCATTTGACAATGATATCAGGAATGTTCTTAAACGAACAAGAATTCTTGTAATGCCTAGTTATTACGAGAGTTTTGGAAGAATTGCAGTTGAATCTATGTACAATGGTATTCCAGTAATCTATTCAAGACCAATTTCTAATTCTAGATATCCAGGTGGAAGCACTGAAGGAGTTGAAGAATGGATTAAGCCTGCAGGTATTTCATGCGAACGAGACGATATAGAAGAATGGGCAAGTTTGATTACTTCATTGGATGATGAAACAGTCTATTCTGAAAGATCTGAACTTGTAAAGCAACATATTCAAAATATGAATTTATTTACTGAGGTAACTCGGGTTGCTGGATTGGTTGAGAACTTTGTTCGAGAGAATCCTGTAAAGATAACGACTCCTGAACAGATAAAACAGGAGCAGATGCAACAGGCACCTCAGCAGACTGCGTCAAAGATTGTTCAGCCAACAGGTCGGGTAGGATTTTCGAGTGGGCGACTGAGAGTACAACGTTAACTTTATCTTGAAGCCATCTTCCGCGCTCACAAAGTGCTTGTTGTTCTGGATCCATTCCTGTATCCACCTTGGGTTTTGGAGGAATATACTTAGCACCTGAAACAACAGGATTTGCTGGAATCAGTGATTCAACTGCGTCCAACACATTCTCATATTGATTAAGAACTCTTTCAGCCTCCTCTCGAGTGCATCCAGTTAGTTGTTGAACCATCGTAGCATCATCCATCTTTTTCTTGTTTAGTTGTAATACCTGAAGATGCGTTTTATTGAAGATTTATGCCCTCCGGCTTTGTTGTATGCTATTTTTCTAGCCATTCAACTTGGATTTGATGCTTCACTTGGAATGTGGGCAACGTTCATTATCAAGTTTGTCCTAGGACTCGCTGTAGTTGTAGTATTGGATATGTTCTGTGGAATTGGTTTGAGTGCTGTTTCTTGGTTCATGGTTGCAGCTCCATTTATAATAACTTCTCTAGCAACAGCGATCGCAATGGGGTCCGATTTTGATACAATTGTAATTAATCAAATTGTTAAGGAAGGTTTTATCTCGAAGGACGACAAAATGGAACTCGTTCCGGCAGACTCAAACCAAGTTAAGTAAGTAAAATGTTGTTCTTCTGTGCATTCCGATTCTTTCAAGCGTTAGTTCTTCTCTATAAGTGGACCTTTGGATTCTCCAAGAAAAATGAAGTTCAAATCTCCTATTACATCCTTTCAGACGATTACGAGCAAGATGAAATCCCCGATCTAAAGCGAGTTCCTGAAGATTGTATTCTCATTGAAGAGTGGATCAAAGGTGATACTAAAAAGTGTATGCTCTTCTACGAGGGTGAAGAGATCTTCCGTAATGTCTATAATCCCTACGACCTAAAACCATTCGTTCCTTGGCTCTGGATTGGAGACAAGACCACTGAAGTGGATCTCACAGCTGCACTACAAAAGTATATTGCAGTTGGAAATACAATCCGTCTAGACTTAATCCTTCATATGATTCAAGCTCATCACGACACTGAAATCATGTATATTGATGCTCGGACATTGGAAGAGGTAAAGTTTCCTGATCACGGAGTAAGGATTGTCCAAGATGTTTCCCCTCCCGAGCCAACCGTTTAAAACTGCAGAACGATATATTCAGCTACGAAAGATATGTGCTCCTATCTCATGGGCTGAATCTATAACACGTATGAATGACATGATTCTCATGCCGATCATAAGTTTCTTTTTACTTTTCATTCATGTAGAAGATTTGATCACTGTTGCATTTACAATGATAAAAACTTATCAAGTTTGGTCTGAGTTCACCGAATATACACAACTACGATTTGATGTTCAACGTATGTTTTTGTATTCACAGAGCGTTGGAGGTCCGTTTATTGTTACAAATGATCCTATCTACATGCCCTATGTATTTGCGGATGCTGTTTATCGTGTTCCAGTAGGAATGGCAAAATCACCTCCAGGTGGCAAGTTAGAAGGATAGGCTGAATGATTAGCTAGACCTCGTGCTCCGTCTCCTGTGAAACTATAGCCTACATTTGCAACAGATCCACCACCCCTCATCTTACGAGTGCGGCTCTTGTGACCTCTGCGATGCTTACCACCACGCTTAGTCTTGCGACGACGTCCTCCAGTGGGTCTGTAGGCAGCTCCATTAGGGACTGAAGTCATATTTGGAACATATTCAAGAGCTCCTACGGCTATTGGTTGTCCAACGCCATATCCATTACCTCCTGTCATTTTTCTAGATCGGCGACGACCGCCTGTTGGCATACAAGACATTTACTCTACAACGGGAAGATAAACGCCGATCGTTCCAGGAACATTGTCATATTGTTCGTATCCGCGAATATGAGTGCCTACTGGTGCGTTCTCAATTGTGACTAACGCAACTAAATCTGGAAAATGAAAGAGTTCAAGAATTTCTGCAATCTTCTCTTGGCGTTGACTGAATGTCAATATCTCATGAACTTTAGTTCCATTCAGAACAAATAGATCATAAACGATATAGATTTTAGGAGCAATACGAACTACACGAAAGATTGTATCACAACAGACTCGTTCATCCATCACGATTGAAAGATACTCTGGCTTGTCTCCCTTTGTATCCGTAAAATAGACTTTGGCTTCTCCATCTTCAGTATGAGTCAGATAGATCCATCCAGGTGTTCCACTATGCTGTGGCACCTGACATGGGTCCGAGATTGGAGAACCCTTCTTTACTAGAGGAAACAGCCGATAGGAGGCTTTCATACGTTGGAACATTTGCTGGAGGGACTACTTCCTTCTCTTTCGCGGCTTCACTGAAAGTAGGCTGTGAAGGTCTTGCCGGACCAGGATCCCGTGTATCGACTGGTGGAGGAAGCTTAGTCGTTACCAAAGGAATTTCAGGGGGAATGGGTTGAGCCTCAGGTTGAGGTTGTGGCTGAACAATTACTGGAGGCTCTACAAATCTTACTTGAGGGCGAGGTGCTGGTGGATACATTGTTTTGACCACGTAGAAGACAGCAATGTGAATAAGAGCAAGTAGTATAATTGTAGAAGCTCCAGTAGAAAGGATATTCCAGACGTCCATTTACATATTCAAGACCTTTTCTAAGCATAGAACAAACCGCAATGTCAGACTCTACTCCAGAAGTAAAAACAGAAGAGGTCAGTCCCGAGCAAGTGAAGATTGAAGAAACAATTGTGGATACAGTTGTTAATGCTGTTCCAATTCCTGATGCAATGAAGTCGGAGGTTGAGAAGATTGTTAAGGATGTTGTTAAGGCAGCCATCAAGGAGTTGTTAGACGAGCTCAAAAAGTCTCCTCTTGGATCACTTGATAAGGATGGCGATGGTGTTATTTCAGTGAGCGAAGTTAAGGAAGTTGTTGCAGTTCAAGCTCAAAAACTTGGCTGCGGACCTTCTTGCACAATTTCATGAAAGAAAAATGTATCTTCGCCTACAGTCTCTTTCCAAACACGAGGAGATGCAGAATACAAAGTAAGTGTAATAGCTTCTACATGATAGACTCTTGAAAATACACCTTCAACATACGGACGACTAAAAAAAGAATACGTGCTTGTTTCAGCTTCAAACTGAACTACTTCTAATGTTTTTTCATATTCATTGTATCTACCAAACCCTGTGTATAAATATCGGGTTTCGTAGGTTTTACCTTTCTGTGATGCATAAGGTTCAGGGACTATATTTGAGACACTGACTTTCATTATTATACTATGATGGTATTTGCGTAAACAAGTTTGCGTAGAGCCTCCTCATTCTCAATCATAGTGTTCATCTTCTTGACTGCATCCTTGATTTCAGTCTCAATGGCTTCCCACTTTTCGGGACTATTAAGATACTTTGTAGTTCTAACACGACCATCAGGAAAGGATTCAATGAGTTCAGTCTCTTCACATCCAGACAGCTCCATATAGACTCGAAGTTGAATCTCATCATACATTGGAACTTCAGGCCACCAACGTGTGCGTGCCTTTGAATCCACAATACGCTTATGCTCTGCAACATAACCATCGGTTCGTCCAATCAACTTGTAATCAGAGTAATCCTTGCGAAAGGTCTTTGTATTTCGCTCTTCAACTTTGACATTGTTGTCTGTCTCGTAGGTATTGAGAATTGCGTTTTCAGTATTGAGTCCTCGCTTCTTACGGACTTCACCACAGACTTCACTTACAAGTATTTCGCGAAACTCAGCAGGTAACTCTGAATGTCGGAGATTGACTACGACTCTTGCTTGTCGTTCAACATCTTTGAGTACCTCAGTGATATCTGTTAGACCTACACAGACGTTAATACCTGTGCTAACTATATTCTTAATTGCAGGTGTTCCAAGAACAGCATATTTGAGTTTACTAGTTGGAATACGACGTTCATCGATTTGAATGGCTGCAATCTTGGCCTTGACTGGCTCATATTTGCTTAGTAAGTCATACATGACTTCATGGGGAGATTGATACTTGTTGAGGCCGATTAAGGCGGCAACCTTAGAAGCTGAGATTTCGGGAATAAAACGAGTGATAGACATTGTAAATTGGTGACTTCCAATCTTTTGAAAAATCTAGATCCATTTTGGGATTATGTAAAACTCTTTTGCATTCGGACAATTGCATCAATCCATCCTGGCATTCCTTGTAATACATTTGAAACTTGAATCGTATTTCCTGTAACGACTGTCGCATCAAACGTAGTTCCTTCACAGACAATCACGATTGCAGCTAACAACAAATGCTGTTTTGATTTAGCTTCTGTCGGACTCCACCGCAAGCAATACATCTTGTAGAGGACATCAATAACCGGTCGTGCATGTGCTTGAGTTTGTTTGCGAACCGCATCCCAAAAGATCCAAACTGGGTGTGATCCGTGTGGCTCTGAAACGAACTCGTCAAATCGGTTTGCAAAGATGAGTGCCTGTTTAGTTTGTTTCTTATGTTCTCGACAGTAGGCGAAGACCCAAGCCATCCAATATAAGGCTCTGGTAACATCTCGGACATCGGATCGCAAACAATACACGAACTCGTTGAGAGGAACCGCAATCGGAAGGGGATCGGCAGGACGAAGCGAGAGACGGCCAAATAACTGCGAGGGAGCCTTGAGATGTTCCTGAATGGTCTGAGGGTCAAAATCATGCACGGGCTTGATTGTTGGAAGTGAAGGCAATTTATTTTTGCGACACATCGAAAGAGTGGCTGCTACTTCACAAATGATTTGACGAACATCAGGATTGTTGCGTATAGAGGTCATGGTTCCAACGGTAAAAACTTGTTCAATCGGAGCATAGCGTTCATAGGCAGACGCTAAATACAAAAAGACATTTGGATTGGATCGGTTGATGTGAAGGGCAGCGGCATCAAAGAGAGTTGCCCATAAACTATGAACTAGTCCTGAACACAATAGTTCAAGAGACCAATAACATGCGTAATCTGCATGACCTAACTGCACGTTCTGAAGGAGAACCTTCACAACGTGTGTTCGTGGATGACCACAAAAAGTTGTTTTTTGAAAATCGGCTACTGTTCGTGGATCTGAAACTTCCATTATCTTTTCGTGGGAGTCGTGGATTTACTACCATACGCAGACCTTCTTAAATAACTCATAATTTCTGAATCACTAGGAGCTTGACCTGGTCTTGATCTCATAAGATATCGTCCTAAAAAGAAGATAGCAATCAAACTAGCTAAAGCAATTAACCAGTTAAGAAGCACTTCAATCCATGTAGTTGCTTTGGATAACTGAATATCTTGATCTCGCTTATCTTTGTTAATTTGATTCTTGATATCTTCAATATGCTTTTGAAAGTTAGAGACTGAAAAATCAAGATCATCCTTCACACCTAATACACTTTGTTTAACATTATTCATTGAATCAATCACTGCTTGTTGACGAGAACGAGTATATTGAAGACTTCTGTATTTATCTAAAAAGTTATTGATCACAGGTTGTGCTTCTGCATTCGCAACTCGGTTCTTTTCTTCATTTACCCATGTATCCCCTTTCAGCAAAGTATAATAGGCAACTCTTGCAGTTTGATAAGCATCTGGGGCTGTGTCTCTTGCATTTTCAGCATCTTGAAGCTTATTAAATGCTGTAGCGAGTTTAGTAGTTTTATCAATCTTTGCTTCTTCTACAGCCAAAGCATCATTGAATCGTTTAAATTCAGTTTCATACGCTCCTCTATGACTTTGTGGGTAACCAGCATAAGTTAAACCAGAACCATAGCTAACCCATTGAGGATGTATACTATATGTAGGTGTAGGCATTAACTGCACCGTTGCAGTTTTATCTGTCTTGTGAGTGCATGATAGAATAGAACCACTGGAAGTCATAGTGTAATTTTTTGCAGTTGGGCACTTAACAATACATGTGTTTCCAGCTGGACTAAGTGTAAATTCGAAAGGACATATCTGTGACGCCATTATCTACTGCTTAGATAGATTCCGGCAGCCGCACCCACGCAAAGTGTTATAAATACAACATAGGAAGCATATGCAGGCGGAATCACTAAGAACTCGATGAGTGAAACAAGAATCGTGAGAAGAACTGCTTGAATCACTGCAAGGTTTAATGGTTTCAAAATCTTATCTCGTTCATTCACGACTGGATGAGGTTGAACTGGAGAACGAGGGACTTTTAGACTATCTGAAACAGATTTGATTCGTTTAGATGAATCCGATTCAGCTGAATAGCCTGCATATTGAGACTTAAGAGATTCATACTCTTCAGCTATCTGTGAAGGTGTTTTGGTTGCCATTGTTTATCGGTTCGGAATAAAAGACTTGAAGGTTCCGAGGATAGGTGCAAATGTACGAGCATCACGAGAAGCACCCATATCTCTCCATCCTAGAGAGTTTGGTCTTGCGCTTTGGTTCTGAGACGCATAAGGACCGACTGTGGATGCCATTCTTACAAAACGTGTAAATTCAGATGCATCACCTACCATTGCACGACGATTTATAGGATTCACTTGACCAAATGGGGAAGTTGGCATTTTGTTTTAGACACGGAAATATAATGAGCGATATCCCAAATCAGCTTGAACAGGCTCTTAATTCATATAAAGCAAACTACTCGCTTTATAAAGTGACGGGTCATGCGGGGCATAAGACCGCATATGAAAACGCATTAGCTAGAGTAAATACATTGATTCAACAAGTAAACTCAATCACAATTAGTAATGATCGTTTTATACGAAACTTTGTAGGCGAATATCAATCCTCTAACAGTGAACTGGTTAATCTTCAAGAAAACTCAAAAAGAATTCAAGAAGAGGGTCCTAAGCTACAAGATGAACTGGCCCGATCAAGACAAATTCATCAACGTGCTGCGATTGAAGTAGATGAATCAGGTCTCTATGTTAAGGCCGGCATTGTCGTTGCACTACTTGTTGTTGTGGGCATTGTAGGGAGTTTGTAACCGCCTTTCCAAATGAGAACAATAATAAAGATAAGTGTAACAATCCCTAGTGAAAGAAGATACCAAAAAAGTCTCTTATCAAACTTTGTCTGTTCATGCATTCGAAGAGATCTTAGAGTCTCGTATTGATCCTTTTGTTTCAAGAGAATCGATGAGTCGTTTTGAATTTTGACTAGTTTTCTCATAAGTTCATCTCGATAAGGATTTAGTTTATTAGCATCTCCTCTAACCTTTGATACCTCTTCTAGCATTCTATGAAGAATTGCAGAGAGTCCAATGTTCAAGTTTTGAATACGAGGCAGATTTGCTGGATTGTTTAGAGCAATCAAACTATCATATTGCGTTTTGACAACTCTATATTCTCTTTCCAAAGCGTCCATTATTATTGAGCGACATTTACATCTTCAACACAATATCGATAGTAGGCACTTCGTCCTGCTGCATCCGAATGACGTATCACCTCAATCACATCTCCAGGAATCGCGCCAATCCATTTAACCATCGTATCTTGAGAATCCAACCATGGTAGCTGGTTCTCTGGATCTGAAATTTTGAACTTATTAAAGACTTCTGTTCGCTCATCTTCAGAAAGAATACGATGAGGCATTGCCATACGATGAGTTGTCACATCAAACTGAAGCTGCCAAATGTGGAAGAAGGCAACACGTTCCTTTGCATGGGACTTTGCAACTCTTAACACGTTCTCAGAAGGAGGACTCATTGCAACAATAATGATTCCATTTGTATGTCCATTCTCCTCTGCAAACGTTAGAATATTTGTGATGTCACCGGCTAAGACTTTATCTTTTTGACTAAAGCAGACTAGAACAGATCCAATCGTATAGAGTGTGACCTTTTCCATCTTTTTATTATCAGTGTTGATCGTCTCAGTAGCTGTCTCAAGCTTACGGCGTCCTAGCATTATACGAAGAGTTTCAAGTGCTTTTTCCTCCATGATGAATGTCTTGTCTTATTAGAAGACTCATCCGTTTTTTTCGGGCAGATGAACAATGAAGCAGTGGATTTGGTTTTTAATAGCACTTGTAGTGATCGCTTTTGTATTAAATATGATGCGCACTGAACGATTTGAGGCTGGATTTGTAGATACAAGTCAACAGAAGCGTGCAATGAAGCTTGAAGATTCATCGTATGAACAGCGAACTAATCACTTTGTCCAAAGCAATGATGTAGGAGAAGCATCTGGAACATTAAGTCCTTGGCAAGTCAATCAATATAAATCTAAGTTATAATAAATGCCTCTCTTTAACTTTGGAAAGAAGAAAGAGGAAAAGGTTGAAAAAATTGAAAAAATAATAGAGAAACAGCAAAAGGAACTGGATGAACAGAACAAAAAGAATGAGGAAGAACTGAAGAAACTTGAAGAATCTCTTAAAAAACATCAAAAGGAACTTGAGAAGCCACTTAAGACTGAAGCTGAAACTCGTAAAGAATTAGAAGATGAACTTGCTGCACTCAAACTTGATGGTGGTCGCAAACGAAAGACTCGTTCACGAAAACTTCGTAGAAGAAAGACGCTTAAGCAGAGAAAGTGAGAACAACTAATGTCCTCTAAAGCAAAAATTCCAAGAGCTCTACGTGAACAAGTATGGCTGGTTCACGTAGGTCCCAAATTTCAAAATAAGTGCAAGGTTTCTTGGTGTACAAATTCTATGAGCGCATTTGATTTTCAATGTGGTCACAACATACCTGAAAGTAAAGGTGGAAAAACAGATGTAAATAATTTGATTCCCATTTGCTCACGATGTAATTCAAGTATGGGTAGTCAGTTCACAATTGACGAATGGAATAAACGCTTTTCACCTCCTCCAAACCGATTATGGAGATGTATGCGATCATATCTCCAATGTAAGCGTCTTTGGAGGTAAAGGTTCTGGTTTAGTTCCTTCGGCACGATGACGTTGAACTTCATCCCAAAATTTAGTCAAGTCTTCAATATGATCCGATAGCCACTTAGGATCTTTTGGAACAAAGTCCTTTTTGGTATCCAACAGGACCCAATAGATATATTGGTGGTCTTCAGTATGATTGCTTTGCCACTCATGAAGTGGTAGTGTATCAGGTTTATAATCTACCTTTCCATCTGGATCCACTGCAAAGACTCCTTTCATTGTAGAAGAAGCATCCCACTCGGTAAAATTGAGTTGCTTAAATCGGAATTCTACATATTCACATTCATCAATCCCCGTGCACTCCATTTGCATTTGCATTTGGTGGATGTAATAACTTGGAATCTCATCTTTACGAACTCGGCTCATAGGACACTTGAACTCTACTAATCTTCCATATCTACGCGGATCTGCATCTGCATATCGTGGAACAATCAATCCATCGGGCGATGCTCCTAGAAACTTATGAACAGGATGCTGACAACAGCCAACATCAATAATATCGCAACCAGTTGTATCTTCATAGATCTTCTTTGCAACAGGTTCAAATCGAGTTCCCCAAATCAACGCTGGAACTGAGTTGAATGCGTTGCTATCACTTTTAGCTGGAGGTTCAAGCTTCTTCAATAACAATTCAAGACGAGATGCTGCAGAAGTCCAAACCTTTGAAACTTCTGAAGCAGTAATCATAGTTCCTCGTTGCGTGTGCCATGCATCGGTTCTCTGATCTTGCTTTCCATATAATCGAATAACACGTTCAAAGCACCGATCACGCATCCACAGTTTTCCCACATCTCCCATCATTAACTTGTCGGCAAGTTCTCGAACATATTTCTTCACAAAGCGAATTGGTAGAGCAGGTGCTAGAACATGACATAGAGTCACAAATCGGCGTAGTCGAGCGTTGAGGTGAGTATATGGACGTTCGTCCAATAGATAAGGAGTCAATATCTCCTCCATTAGGGTTCTCTTGTTCAATAGGCGAAAGTCCATTTTGCTTAAACATTTCTGTATATGCTTGCTTTCGTTGTGAAAGATAGGCTTCAAAATCACCTGCTCCCATGACACCTAATTCAGAGGATCGACTGAACATTTCATCGTACATTTTCTTGAACTCTGCATCAATCTCATCTTGACGATCTAGAGGAAATCCTGCATCTTCAATCGTAGGAATTACATCACCTTCCTTAAAGATTGGATCAGGTTGCTGAGGCTGATCTTGAACCATTTCTAAGAAAGTCTTATATTCCTTTTCACCGTCAATCATCATAAAAAGACCAGGTGTAGTTGCTTCCATAATACCACCTTCTTCACGAATTCTATTAACTGCTTCCCAAGTACAGATAGCTTTTGCAACTCCAGGTTCTTGCTCTCTTTCTTTCTCAATAGGTTCAAGTTTTGGAATGTCTGAAGGCAAAATAATTCCAGGACAATCAATCTCAGCCATTTGTCTTTATTCTAAGGACCCACTTTAAGCGAGAATACCGCAGTAAAGATACAAAATGGAGGTCATTCAAAATCGAGATCACTGGGTTTTACACCGGTTACAAGGGTTTTATTCAAATGAAGAAAACTTCAAAAAAGTTCAATCTATTCTTTCAGGTGAATCTAAGATTAGTCTTCGTCTTCTTGATTGGTTGGTCACCAATTACGCAAAGAAGCATAATGTATCCTATCTAGTTGGATCCAGACACGTCATTGTCTATCTTGCTTATAAGTCACATCTCAAGGCCTATAGCAAAAAGATGTTTGACCCATTCTGCCGTTGGAAACGTATTCAGTTTATGGGTTTGGATACGACCGTTGGACAACTCAACTTCTTTGAATGGGCACTTCAAGATGATGTTCTCAAGTATTTGGAAGAACATTATGATGAAATTCACGCTGATATGGAGGCCTGTTCAACTACCATTCAACCAAAAACAACTGAAGAAGGTGTTCGTCGCAAGAGACATGAACTTAGTCGCTCTGCAACGAAGGCTGTGCGTCACCATGACGTAAAGGTTGTTGTATCCTTTGAGTAATGCAGTCTATACTGGATCCAAAGGTCCTCTATACAGATTTATCAAGAGACATTGTGGAGCATGACGTAGATGTCGTGTCTGATTTATGGAATATGGATGGTCGTGATGTCTACAGGGGTTCCCGGGATAGACAATACGAGCATGCTAATGTGTATTGGTTATATACTGAAGATTTAGAGAGAGTAGGATTAGTGGAGCATTCACTTGAAAATCAAGCAGACTTCCGTATTCTTTGGTTTCAAGATAATCCCTTTGCAACACTTCTTCAAGAGGAAGGATGGACAAACGAACAGAGCATTTGGTCAGTCTTATCAAGACCAGCAGTTGAGATGTTTCTTGCAGAAGACTGGACTAGTCCTAGTTCACTTTTAAATGCATGTCTTCATGGTCCTACTCGTATTCTTACAGTTGAAATGGTTCTTAATAAGCCTGTTGTGTATCACTGTTCAGTCTGTGGTACTAAATCCATGAAAAAAACGGAATGTTCCGAGTTCCAAACTCAAATGGAACTAGACTTTCCAGATCAAGCAAAAATAGTATTTATAGACGATGATTTATACGTCTGTGAACCACCTACTAGTTCAAGAGTTTGGGAACTTTTAGGTTTTAAATCGCAGCGCCCACTACACGACGCTTTGATGCCTTTGCAGGAGCCGGAGGAGCAGCCTTTACTTCAATCACAGGTGGAGCCGATGGAGACTCAGGAACAAATGCCGATTCCTCAGCTGCCTCCTCTAGACGCTCAGCCAAATTTGATTTTACCTCATCTTCCTCTCCAGCATCCTCCTCAGCATCAAACAACTGAGCGGCTGTCACTCGCTGCTGTGCCGAGACTTGCGCATACGAAATACGCCATGTCACTCCAAAGCCCTGACCGGAGACGTAGATACTCGGGCTGACGATGAATCTTGCTTCCATTCGCTTTGGAAACACAGTCTCTAAGTTATCAGTTGTGAGTGCAATAGGACGATTTGCCATATCGACTGCGTCCATATTGACTTTGCCATCATAGACTGGCACCTTCATTCTGAAGCTTGGTGGATACTTGCCATTTGGCACCCACTCTGCACCCTGCTTCTCTACACTAGGACTTACTAGTGCTTTCATGCTGTCACGGAGGACATCCTCCTTGCGAGCACGACCAAACCACGAAGTTGACTTCTCAACTGCGGTCTTGATGACCTTCTCTTCAAGGTCCTTTAGGAAATTGTACATTTGTCCAATCTCATCTGCATCCTCGGGTGCACGCTCCTTAGCGTAGGAGTCGCAGCCACGAAGACTGGCGAGCATTGTGTAGTTGGTTCCATTCTCAGTTTCTTTGATTGAGACGCCCATTGGATACTGGAGTTTGGGGATTCGCATCTGGAAGTTCTGTCCATTGTACTTGATTGGAACACTCTTGGAACCATTAGTTTTGCTTACACGGATATCTCCGAAAGAAACCTTGTTGATATCGAGATTGGAGGCGTTGATAATTGCATTGACTGACATTCTATTCTTGGGTATACATTCTATACCTTTGGATGGGTCTAGATCCATTTTGTCGCCGCGTTTATGGGTTCAGTTTTACTAAATGATAACTTTCATATAATAAACCTTCGGTAAAGAATGGTTAGATGTGCATCAGTTAAAAAGAAGGGGTCTACACTTCAATGCACGGCCAATGCAATCTTTGGACATACATTATGTGGAAATCACGCAAGGTGTAAAAACGTAACCTTGTGGAAGAATACAATTGAGAATGACATAAGGATCATCAAATGCCAAGCTGTGGCTCGTGGATGGTTTGTTAGACATCATCTTAGATTAGCAGGACCTGGTGTTTTACGAAGAAAAGGTCTTGCAAACGATGATGAATTAGTGTCAGGTGATGAAGCTTCACGGCAACATCCATTTGAGTATTTTGCTTTTGTAGAAAACGATAAAACATGGTGGTTCTCATTTGCAACAATTTGGACTTGGTCTTTGAAATCAGTTGAACCTTCAAATCCGTATACACGAACTCCATTGACAAGAGACGTTCGTAAACGACTACGAGAATATTGGGCATTTCGACTTCATCATTCAATTCCTGTGCCAGATGAACCAGTAGATCCAGAAGAACGTATTCGTTGCAGATGGGTGATGTTGTGTCAAACGTTTGCAGATTATGGTTTCACAGATGTATCAATTGGACAAATGATGCAATTGACTAAACGGTCTCATATTGCAATGTGGAAGTTTTTAAGAGAAGATTCACCTGTTTCACTTTCTTGGGCTAGACATATGTTGAAATCTGAAATTACCAATACAAATTCAACTACCTATATCATTAACTCTGTTCGGTTTCTCATGAGAGTTGTCACTATTGAAAAGGATCCGTATGTAACCATTTTCAATGTGATGTCAGCGATTTATCGTTGTTAGTTTTTTGATTATTTCAGATGCCGTTAGAACTTCTGCAGTAGGGAAATCCTTTTGAATACTCTTATTCATCTTTTCTACATGTTTTTTGAACTCATCAAATGTTTTCATATTAACCATATCATTTGACCAAAAATGGTTTCTGAATTCATCAAAAGGCTCCTTTTTTAATACCTCTTCAAATTCACTCTTATATTTGCATAAGAGGTTCAAATCTCTTACCAATTTACTCCTATAATATTGTTCATAGTCTTTTCTTATAAGGATATACACTATATCAGGTGCGAATGGTAAGTTATCCTTTCCTTGAAGTCCAACAAATACGATGTTCTTATGCTGAGATACTAGTGCATTAACATCTTTGATTACACCTTTTTGAACGGTATCAATCTTCTTATGTTTTTTCCAATTGTTTTCGTAAATATCATCTAAGTCATACCCTTTAACTGATAAACTCTTTAAAAGTGTTGTCTTTCCTGAACCGGAAGCACCAGTGATATACACTATCATTCTATTATCTATACTAGAACATGTAAAAGAAACATTTACCATAGTTTGCCAACATAAATCTTTGATGATTATCTTTCGTCTTTATGATTTCAAGTGTTAAGTTCATGATATGAAACCATTTGTTGTTATGTAGTTCGTAGAATCTAGCAACTCTGTTCTCCATCTAGTTTTATACAAAATGGAACTGACTAAGCCATTTAAAGCAAATCTTACCCGTTATCATGAATATCTTTGTATTATCACTAGACCCCCGCGAAGCCGCCGAGTATCATTGCGACAAACATGTCGTCAAAATGATTCTTGAAACTGCCCAACTATTGTATTGTTCCCACTGGATGTTAAATCCAGATGGATTACCTCCAGTCGCCTACAAAAAAACTCACCCTAATCACCCTTGTTCAATTTGGATTCGTGAGTCCATTGAAAACTACCAATGGCTCTCACAACTTGGAATGGCCCTTTGTGAAGAATATACCTATCGGTACGGAAAACGTCACAAGACACAAGACCATCTAGAATGGCTTTCAATGAACATTCCACCGTTACCAAAAGTTGGTCGAACACAATTCCGAATGGCTATGCCCAATGAATTTAAGTGTGAAGATCCTGTGCTAGCCTACCATGCATACTACTTAGGAGCCAAGGAGAGAATGCTTAAATTTTCAAAGAGACCCCTCCCCCCGTTTGTGGAAAAGAAAAGGGTTTAGATGACCGCCGATGGTAAGAGTATACCAGTGCGTTAAAGATGTCGTCCTCTTCTTCTGTTTCTAAGTCAAACAAGATGCCTGCCGCCAAGAAGGATTCCAAGATTGTTGCTACCCCCGTTGTTGCCGCCCCTACTCCCAAGGTTGAAGTCAAGGAGACAAAAGCCAAGGCTGAACCAAAGGTCACTAAGACCAAGGCTGAGAAGTCTACCCCCGCTAAGGCAGAGGTCACAGTTCCAACTGTTGCAACCCCTTCTGCCGAGCCAGTTGTTGCTGCACCATCAGTCACATCTGAGACCCAGCTTGCCGCTCTCGCTGAGACTCTCAAGGCACTCAGCACGGATCTTTCCACTCGAGTCCGTGATGCAGTGAAGGCAGTTCAGGAAGCAGCCAAGTCAGCCAAGCGTGAGGCACGAGATTCCAAGAAGAAGAAGAAGGTTGACCCAGCCACGATGACTGTTGAGCAACGTGCAGCATGGGAGAAGAGACGCGCCAACAATGCATTTTTGGTTCAACGTCCTTTGACCGATGAGCTCTGCCACTTCATGGGTCTCAAGTCAGGTGAGACCCGATCTCAGACTCAGGTCACCAAGTTCATCAGCGAGTATGTCAAGACTCACTCATGCTTTGACCCATCATTCAAGCGCCGCATTCTCCCAAATGCAGCACTCGCCAAGCTCCTCCGAGTTGGTGACAAGGATGAGGTTACATACTTGAACCTCCAGTCCTTCCTCAAGGTGCACTTCATCAAGTCTGCACCCAAGGCTTAAAAACCTTAAAAATTAAGCAGTGTAGCGCAGAGGAAGCGCGATTGGCTCATAACCAGTAGGACCATCGATCGAAACGATGCACTGCTATGTTACATTAAACCGGAAACCCGAGTTAATGTAATTTTTAAGGATTGGTTGTAATCAGTTCATGAGGCATTTCTAAGTATAGAATTGTGCTGAAAAAGGGTGACAATCGTCCGTCCAATACAAGAGCACGTTGTTTAGTATTTTCCTTGAGAGTTTTTGCAAGTCTTACTAAGATCTGACGTTTATCCACAATCGGTTTAACTTTGATCTTACATACATTTTGATGCCATCCACAAAGTGTTGATTTCTTGCAGCTATCTTTTTCCATTTGACCACACGGTTTTCGAACTTTATTCACAAACTGAATTGGTTCATTCACTGAATCCCAATAAGCTTGAGTCTCTAGCCATGTTTTTAGTTCTTTCATAAGATCTGGAGTGGTGTTCTTAATTGCATCTCGTAATGTTTCATACTCATCCATTTGAACATCATTGGATAGAGAAAACATCAAAAACTCAAAGACTTCAGATGAATACGAAATCTCAGTTGCAAGTTTTAAATCAGCTTTGTTAGGTTCGGCATGCACAAGTTCTTCTTCTGTATGAGGAGGACGAACTGTTTGCAATACTTCTGTAACATCATCCTCTTCACCTTCTTCAGGTCTGAAGAGAGCTCTAAATCCAGACTCTAACATGAACTCACTGTAGTATCCAGTAGCTCCATACAATGCTTTCACTTTCTTGAATCCAGAATGTTTAGTTGCATCCAAAAACTGAGCCAATGTTTTACTTGAGGGTAGTTCTGCATCTTGAATATCTGCGTATCCTGATCTTTGACGAACACCTAATGGAACTTCCAAACTTACAGGTTGAATTGGAAGAACAACTTGTTGAGGCACAAACACTGCTTGAACTCGTTTGAATGGATCTAAGATGACTTCATAGTCAGCCATATTCTTTGTTAATAACTCATTTTCCGCATCTTTAAAAGTAGGTAATGAAGTAGAACATGCAGATGTATGTAGTTCTTGCAATGTCTTCTTGGCCTCCTCATCAAACTGCTTGATATCTACTGCATACACAAACTTAGATCCAACGTTTCCTTTACGACGAGTTACTTTAGCAAGAATGTCTGTATCCAATAACACAATCGTTCTTGAACGAGGACTAGTTTTGTCTGTCCAAAATCCGCAAGACATCGTATTTTCTAATGTATTCACTTTCATTACACGACAATCCAAAATAAGAGCTACATACTCAATCTCATCCATAATGGGTAAAGTCTTCTGTTTATAAGCTCGGTCAATACCATCTACAATTCGATCAATCGGTGTATCGCCTTCTCCAATATCTTTCCATGTTCTGAAGAATGAACACTGAATGATCTGATCTTTTGCATCTCCAGGTGCAGGAATAGATCGTTCGATACTCAATAATGTAGGAAGTGTTTCACGAGGAACACCCATTCCTACACGGAACATATCTGAAGCCGATGCTTCAATACGATTTTTAGGACATGTTTTCAGATAGTTAGTTTTTATAGACATACGACGTGCAAGTATTTCGGGTAAATAAGCAATTCTCTTTGCAGGAATCTTACCTGATGCTAATACGTAATAATCATCAATTGCAGAAGTTGTTTCATCTGTAGATTCAGGAGAAAGAGGTAAAGACTTATTTGCAGGCTTACGATAGCAACAAGGCACTTTCTTCTTACTTGTGCTCTTTTCAGAGGGCTCTTTGTAATCAGGATATTTATACTCTGCTTTACGTTTAATCACTGTGAACTCACGTGCATCTTCCTTGTCTGTGATTCGAACTTTTCCATCACACATTGGACAACGTTTACCATCCACTAACTGATCTTCTGCTAATGGAATCTCATCTTTCATACACCAATATTGAGGACAAATTGCAATTCCTTTATCCACCTTCATCTTCTGATTCTCAGGAGCAGTTGAATAGTTGTATTCAGGAGGAATACGTGATTGATCTGCTGGAGTTAAAACTACAACTTGTGTAAGCTTTTCACATTTTTTCGTATATTCATCGTCAATCAAATTTGGATCGATTTTTAGAATACGATTATTGAAATATCCAAGAGTTCCTTGAGGGCCTCCTTTCATCACTTTCATCACTTTGGATGCTGCAGGAGTAGGTGCAATTGAAGTTTCTTCAGGTTGTGCAGATACTTCTTGTATATCGTCTGCAAATGCGCTCATATCAAACTCATCTTCAATCTCAATTGTTTGAGATGCTATGCCTACAGTTGCTTCTACCGTTTCAAGACGTCTAGGGCATACATCATTGACTTCCTGTTTATCGGATGTCAATACATATCGTAAAATACTTGCATAGTTCAATACACGATCAAGGTTTGTAACAAACTTAATCATCACATCTTTGGATGAAAATGTAATTGCAGGATATCCACTAGTTGCCTTTTCAAAGTTAAAGTTTTCATCTTCTTCAAGTGCTTTTACTTTTTCAGTTAAAATAGCAGCTTCTTCTGGAGAAACTCCAAGTTCGGTTTCTAAACGTTCTCCTGCCTGTAAGATCGAATAAGCTCTAAGAACTTCTGCTGGAATATCGGATGAATGATCTGCACGAAGAAGTCTAAAAACATTATCTTGAAATCCAAATATAGTTTGAAGACAGCCAAATCGCCTCATATCAAACTCTGAAATCTCCTTTGCATACGAGATAATTGAAGTCATATCATTTAAGACCCAACGAGATACATTCAAATCAGTCTCTACTAAAAAAGGCATCACAGCATCCAACGATTTGATCCAATTTAATGTAGAAGTTTGCAGTTCTTCAAGTGTCTCTTTTGAATCTTTGCTTCTCCATGTTGAAACTGTAATGTCTTTATAAGTGATTGCAATACGATCGAATGAAATACGTGACTTACCACGATAGAGCAACAATGTTGGAAGACGACGTTGTGGTTGTGTATTGGTAGTCCATGCTTTCCACATTGGAATATCTAACAAAGGTTCTTTGCGTTTTGGATCCTCTACATAGAACTTATGACGTGTAGTTTCAGATTTGGATGTAAAAAAACTGATTACTGGAGTTTCTGGAGACACCGTTAATCCGTAGAAGATCTGTTCAAATCGAGTTCGTGGTGCCGTAAAACGTGTAGAGATCAACGGAATATACCATTTGGCTCTCAGGATTGCAGTGTTAGTTGGTTTAGGTGCCTTCAAATCTAAAAGTGATTGAAGTTGATCATGTGCAGTCTTAAGAGGAATACGTAAGTTCTCAATATTTGCAGGAGTAGATGTTTGTAAAAAGGGAAAATAGACTTGACGTATTAAATCAGAATCACTGTCTAGATCTTCTGCTCTTATTGAAACACATTCTTCACTATGGATTGAGTCAAACAATACTTGACGTTTAGGAACTGGACGAAATGCTTCAGGGAGATTTACTTCTTGAACTGGAATAGGAAGAATAACTGACTTATCTTCAGGAACTCCTAAAATACGCCATTCTCTAAAATCAGAAGGTGGATCAAATAATGGAACTAAAAACTCTTCTACAGATTTCCAGTCTTCTTGTGTTACATCACGAGCAGAGACACCTGTTCCAAGTCGAACATAGGAGACATATGCTTCTAAGATCTCTTTCTTGATAATGTTCTTTCCATAAGACATTCTGAAGAATAAGTCCATCCATCGTTTTGGATTGGAGGAATAATAGTCTTTAGGCAACTCAACTTGAACCTGAATAAATAGACGATCAGGATGAGTTTTCTTTTCAAGAGCTACGTGTTGTCTTACAGTTTCAATTGTGTCATCCGGAAAGAACGACAGAATTGTTGATGAGCCTTCGAGAGGCAGCTTCATTATAGTGAGGATCGTTTTATTTTAGATAGGTGAATCCGTAATCGTCATACCACAATAGGGGGTAGGCTTCTGCGCATAATTAACGGATGAATAAATACCTATTTTTACGGCATCATGAAGAATTCGTTTGAAGTTAAGCCAAAACTCTTGCGTATGTCCGATGGTTTCAGTCATCAAATGTGCCATTTCATGAAGCATCACAAACATAACAGTATTTTCATCGATCAATGGATACTGAGGAGCTTTGGTTTTATCTCGCAAACACACAACAATTTTTTGCCCTTTATTTTCAGAATACGATGTATCATTGGACGACATATCGTTCTCTACAAATGAATCTGGATGATAACGGGCTAAAAATCGTGCAATCGGTGGATCTGCTGCTAATGCAGGTTCTTTTTCATAATGCTCTTTGAGTTTTGAAAGCTTACCACAAATACTTGCCATATGCTTAACGGCTTCTTCTCGGTTCGGAAGATTTTGCATTTCATAAGTTTTTCCATCCGGACCTGTCATGGGTGATGTATTTCTAGGACCTGCAAAGTATGAAATCGCAAGAGCAGCAGTTAATCCTGCAGCGGCTACAGGTAGCATTGTTTAGATACGAGATTTAAGCACTAAGCCCCTCTAGTGATCGGGTGCTCTTAAACGGATCTGGGTCAATTGTTGTGTTCAAGAAAGGACCAACTTTTCCTTGAGGGTTAGGAACCTCTGATCGGATATCATAGGTTGGGTTTCTGTTAGTCTGAGAAATTCCAATTACGTTGATGTTGGAATGGTAGCCTGATTGAAGAAAGTTCTGTCCCTTCAAGTCTTCACCGCTTGCTGGGTTTACAGCTGCCCATGAGGCGCCCATCTTTCCCTTAGGAAGAAGCTCGGATGAGTCCAAAGTAGTTTCCTGGTATGTCTGTTGAGATGCAGGAGTTCGTCCTTGGAGACCCTCGGCGGAGGCTGCGTTACCACCCATGCTGAAAGGAAGACCCATGGAAGGACCTGATTCGGACATAGGTCCAGTTGGGCCTGAGCCACCTAGTTCCTCGGCGCGATCAAGCATTGAGCCCTTGGATCCGCCATAGGATGTAAAAAGAGTATAGAGTACAACGACTCCAGCGAGGACCATGCCTAGACGAATGAGTTTCGGTTGCGTGAGCTTCATTCTATGTTTATACTGAAGGAAAGACAAATTTGGAGATGACAAAGTTTTTAGACCCACTCATTCAAGATGTATTAGAAAAAATAAGGTCCCCCGACGTTCAAGAATCTCTTGAAAATCAGGTTCTTCGTCCTATGATTTCTCGTATTTTAAATATCTTATATCCGTATCTCTTCGGGGTCATGCTCCTCTGGTTGATGATGTTCATCTGTCTTGCCTTGATCCTCTTGATTCTCGTCCGAGGTAGTCTTGCTGACGTCCTCAGTCTTCGGAAATAGTAAATTAATAAGTGCAGGGCGTCGAAGTCCAGTAACACCTGTTATACCTCTATTTTTTGCTTCGACTTGAAGTTGTTTGTTTGTCATCTTCTCAATTCTCATTTCAAGTGGAAGTTCGATCATTGTAAGAAGTTCAATTAACTCCTCTTTAGATTTGATATAATACATCTTAATACGTCTCGTCTTTGCGATAAGTTTAAGCTCAGAAAGGTACATCTTTGAATAATTTGGGTCCATCTTATGTACTGTCTTTTAAGTTGGGGGTTCCAGATCCATTTTGGACGGTTAAACTTTTTCCGTCCTCAAACATAAGATGAAACGAACCACAGCCGTCCTTGCGTTTTTTGTTGCCGCCCTACTTGCAGGTCTTTTTATCAATTCAACACTTCTTGCATCATCTCCTACAATCAAAGAGAAGTTCATGCAAAAGGAGAAGGGAATGCCTGTAGAAACCGGACCCGTTCAAGGCTTTTCAGGTATGTCTCCTATTTTAGGAGCTGAACCTTTACCTACTCCTGAACGCCCATACGATCAGACAGATGATACACCACTCTACGAGTTTGCAAGTAACAAGCAAAGTGCCGATTGCTGCCCATCACCTTTCTCGGGTGATCTAGGATGTGTATGCTTAACTTCTGAACAAAAGGCTATGTTTGGATCTCGTGGTGGAAATCGTGCTGTTTAAACATTCTAATCTCTTAAAATAAAATGATCACTGATTTGGATATTGATTTGAATGACGATGATATTAAGTGTCTTGAACCTTGTTTAGTGTCTCTTATTGCAACTGGGATTATTTCAATCTTTTACTATACACTTCAATTCAAGTTTGGTCCTGAGTTATAATCCGCTTACAAGTGTACTCTTGTAGATGTATAAATGGAGCACTTGAGGAATCTAATTAAACATTTTAAGGACAAGATGCCGGACACTAAGTTTCCAAAAGCATCTGATGAACTGTTCGCTCACATTGAGAAGGAGTTCCTTCCCCATTTGATGAAAATTGTTCAAAAAGACAATACTCTTTTTACTGACACCGATACTGCTCCTCAACTCTTTCCAGATGTTGAAGTCAAGTGGGATGGATCGGATGAGGCTTGGCACAAACTTCGCATGGCATTATTGTATGCTGTTTTGAACGGAAATCCAAAAGAGAAGTTCGGAGCTATCTTTGAACAGCTTAAATCAGCCTTACCTGGATCTCGTCAAGATGAAGTGATGAAGATTTTGGAAGATGAAGATACACAAAACTCTTTGAAAGAGATTCTAGATTTAGTGATGAATACTCGCCTTGCCTCTGTGATTGGTGATTTAGTTCAATCGATTAAGTTTGAGGATCTAGATATCAATTTTGAAGATCCTGATGAATTGATTCGCCTTATGCAAAATCCTCAAGATAGTGAGGCGCTGAAGGAGATTATGAGCCGAGCACAAGAAGTATTACGAGATCGTATTCAAACGGGTAAGATTAATCAACAGGAACTGATTCGAGAAATTGAGATGCTTCGTGCGAAGATGACATCTACCTTTGGAAAGTATATGAATGAGATGGTCGTGGGACAACGTGAGCAACCTGCTACTGGAAACACTTCACGTGAGATCCTTTCAAATAGTCCAGAGGCTCGTCGTGCTCGTATGTTAGCACGGCTACAGAGGAAGGTCGCTGAAAAGTCTCGCAAGTGAAGATAAGAGAGATGTCCACAGAACCCTTTTGGTATTATGAACCTAACATCTTGTTCACTCAAGATACGTGGTCTAAGTTTGTTCCTACAGCGGATATGCCCGTCTCTACGGCTCTAAATGCAGTCGTCCGTTTTTCGGTCTATCTCGCCACCTTGTTATTTCTTTCAAGTATGAGACCAGCGTATCTTTTGATCATTCCACTTGTAATGGGAGTCACAATTGCTCTTAATATGATGTTTCCTAAAGCAAGAAAGATTGTTGAGTCTTTCGGAAATGGTCTTGTAGTTTCTGGATATGTTGGAGATATGGAGACTCGTCCATCCAATGATAATCCATTTATGAATCCTCATTTGACAGATATTTTGGATAATCCTAATATGCCTCCTGCTGCAGATGTAACACGTAAGGATATTCGCAATGAAGTGAATGCAGCGTTTGCAAAGACCTCCAATATCTACATGGATACAACGGATATTTTTGAGATGGTTCAAGCTCAGCGTAACTTTCATACAGTTGCAACAGATGATCATGCTGGGTTACTTAAATTTTTAGGAAAGGGTCAGAGAACGGATAAGCTACTCTCAGAAGGATACGTAGCTGCGAAGGGTACGGTGCCTGGACTTCCCTCCAATCAATCGATTGACACGCCTACCGGTACGCAAGCGGTTACGACGGCCACCCGATAATTTTTTAGGAACTCCAAGTTCATTTAAGATTTCATCACCTGATCCTTTCTGACCTGAAATCTTCTTTTTTCCATATTTCATTGTTGGAAATCCATTCGCTTCACCGTCGGGTGTAGCTGAAGCTTCAATTTCAGCAGTAGGAACTTTTGATTTCTTTTTGGCTTCTTCCCAAGCGGGTTTATTGGCTTCACAGTGAGAACATCCATCCATAAAAAATAACACTAGAAGAGGTTGCTTTTTAAGAAGCTTCTTAGCCGCCTCTTTCTTGTCGCCGCCACGCAGAACTACTGTAGGCATTTATATAGAGAACTAGAAAATGACATCCGTTGCCGAGTTGAACAATGCTGATCTTGTAAAACCGACCGATGCAAAAGCCTTACCGCAATATGCAGACTATACTACTGCTCTTGCGGTTCATACACCTGCAACTGGATTCAAACAGTTTGCACCTCGTGATCCTGAAACTCAGGCAAAATATGACGCAATGCAGTCTACGTGGTTAGGTGTGGAATCTTCCGATAAAGCCATTGCAGCAGGTCTTTACAAACTAGACTATGCTTCCGATGATCGAAGTATGCGTCCTAAAGAGACTTTTGTATCTAAGCCAGCCAAGAAGGAAGAAGGGTTTTGTGTTGTCCAATAAATAATGATTGAGTGGATCGCACTCTCCTTGATTATACTTTTAATACTATGGTCCATTCGAGAAACCTTTGAAGACACTGAATTTAAGTCATCGGGTGTTGGTGTCGCTACGTCTGTTCAACGTCCTCCAACCGATACTGGAGCTCCTGCATATCAGATGTGGAAAAGTAAAGTAGATGCTCAAGTTCCTATTGGAGCGAACGATGATGATTATATCAAAGTAATTCGAGCGTTTTACGATAAAATCTATGATCCTTCACCCACTAAACCTACAACTACAGATATTGAAACGTTTTTAAAAAGTCCTGATGTAGTTGGACTTCCATTAGATACGAATGCACTTCGAAAGATTCTTGCAGATGGCTTTCATATTCAAGCTTCTGAAACAGCAGCTGCACGAGAACAACGACAAACTAAATTTACACCAACCAAAAATCTTGAACCTTCAATGGGACGTGATCAAGTATTTGATAGAACTGAACTAGAGTATAGACCTGCAGACCCAAGAGCTGATGGACCTGTTCCTGAAGGACATTATGCACCCTTGAAACAACAAGGAAGACCTCGAAGATCAGGTGAAGCAAACTATGAAACTGTAGGTAAGACTGGAACTCTTTTTTACGATGTTTGCACAGAATCAAAACGAGAAGGATGCGAAGAAAACGTCTTATGAGAATGTAATGAAGTCAGTTAAACCATGGATTTTGCCACTCATTTTAGTCGGTACACTTATGTTTATATTTTCAACTCGTGAGAACCTTGAAGATACTGCTGTTGTCCAAGGTCCTCCTTATGGTAAAACAGCTGCATCGGCTCAAAACATTATTAACTTGATGACTCCAGAGCTTCTGAAAAGTCTTAAACGACGAATGGGTGTTACCTCTACAAATTTGACCGATGCTGAAAAGATACGATTGGTTCATGGAGATGGAACCAATAACAGTCCAATTTCGCAAGTTATGAGCAACTTTTATTGGCAAGTTTATAAGACATCTACAGTCACAATCAGCACAGCTCAAGTCAATACATTTTTGAACAATCAAGATGATTCTTGGGTAGATGCAAATATCTCTGATCTACGTGAGTTTCTAAAACGATACTTTCTTGAAGGTCAAGGCACTCAATCAGGATATGGAGATATATTGAATTCTGTATGGGGAGTCACTACAGCAGCAGCATCCAAACCTGCTACCAAGGAAACTAAAAAGGAAGACAAAAAAGAAACCAAGACTGAAACCAAGACTGAAACAGATGTGACACAACGTTTAATTACAATCGCTGCGATTGGGCTTGCTGCATTTTCAATTCTTGTGGCATTAATCGTATTTTTACTCCCGTCAAGAGTGTAATGAAGAAGTGGACTTGGATTCTACTCGCACTCGGCGTGGGTGTGATTCTATTTTTATGGTCTGTTCGTGAGAATTTCCAAGATACTGCTACACTAAAAGGACCTCCTTATGGCGACTCAGATTATCCAATCATTGTGAATCTAATGAGCACAACTTTGGTGGATAAGTTACGGGATAAATACTCAGCTGAGAACTCAGGAGAAGGCAAACCTGATAAAACTACATTGGAAGGACAGCGAAAGATAGTCGATGGCACAATTTCTAGCTTAATGGGAGACTTCCACACAACTGTGTATAAACCGGCTAGTGTCTCTTTAACAGCAGCTAATGTGGATACATTCTTGAATACTAAAGCAACCTCTGGATTTCTCTTAGACAATAAGGAAGAAATCAAGAAACTGTTGGTAGCTTATTTCGTAAATCAGACTGCTGGAGCTCAGAATGTAGATTTGACTGCTGCACAAATTAGATCAAATGAACGAGCTGCTAACTCAGGCTATGCGGATGTGCTTGCAGCGTTAGGTCAAACTTCTACTAATCCTGCAGATCCACCACAACCTACATGTCCCTCTGGATTACCTTTAACGAATGGAATGTGTGGTAAAGCTGATGTAGATGCTACAATTACATGCCCACAGGGATCAGTATTATTTGGAGGAGATTTATGTGTTCCTCCTTCTTCAGTTACATCCCATTCAGAAAAACTAGCATTAGGGTTCACATATAGTGCGTCTACAAACTTTTACTCAAAACCTCCTACTATTACCTGCCCTGCTGGATATAAGGCTAAACAAAATGATAATAGAAGATGCGAAGACGTTCAAAAACAAGAACCAACATGTTCTGGTGGATATAACTATGAACCTCCTACAGGATTATGTGTTAAATATGCAGTTGGTCCTGGAGCCCAATCTGGAGCTCAGAGTCAGATGACTGCTAATAATGCCGGAGGAGTCAGTGGTCTTTCAACTAACTTAAGAAAGGGAAACATTTGGGGTCCAGCTTGGACTGGATTAGGAGACAACTCTGGTTCTGGATTAGGAGATGCAGATCGAATTTATCCAATTCTTCTTGGACCTAAACCTTCACTTTCTAAAATGGTTGAAGGAGGTGGAATTGCACCTGTCTCTCAAGCTCAAAGTCTTGTAGAATCAGGTGTTCTTCCAGACCCCCAATCTACAGGATCCGATCCAAATAGTCAGTTCTTTGGAACTGCAAGAAGTCCTGCAAAAAGTGGCGGACAAGATGGTGCTTCAAGAGTTCCAGGAGATAAAGATTTATTCCCAAATCCTTATGTAGAGTTCACACCAAGTTCAGGTTCGTCTAAAACGGAACCAGTTCCATACTTAGCTGACTTCTCAGCGTTCTTAAACTAAACATGGACTCTACACCACTAATAATGAAATCATTCGGCCTTCGTAACCAGCGTGGATCATGCTGGGTTAATGCAGCCTTACAATCTATCTATCGTATTCCTGACCTACAACAGCGCTTTCAAGATGGAAAGCATGATACAACCAACCCTGTAGAAGTTTGTCTATATACCATCTGGTCTTCGAGTGGAGCAATGGGTCTCAAGGACTTCTACACGTGTGTAAATACAAGTCTTATGCCTGCAGGTGAAGGCATTGGAGACTCGCATGAACTACTGGAGTTTCTTTGCGATAAAGTGCCGATGCTGGATAAACTCTTTCGATTCAAAGTTGAGAACCGACTCAAATGTAAAAACTGTGACTATACCGATGGAAGAAGAGAATCCATGATTGAGTTTCCAATAGTGCCTTCCAAACCTAAAGAGTCTGTCTCTGAAGCAATTGTCTCTGCTGCAAAGCCTTATGAAGTTCCTGACTGGAAGTGTGAGAAGTGTGGAAATAAAGGCTGCACTAAACAGTTCTTGTTGGCTACCTTTCCTCAAATCCTTACCTTTCACGTGACCTCTTTGAAATCAACAGTTACCTATTCTAGTATTTTGACCTTGAATAAAATTGACTATGCACTGTTTGCAGTAGTATGCTTTGATGGAGGACACTGGTGGACATTTGGTCGCGATATGCCTCCAGGTAAGACTTGGGTTTGTTACAATGACGATCATATAGCAAGTCACGGACCACAACAATTTCCAATGGCAGATACGATGCGGTTGCTAATGTATTATCGCCTTAACTAGTAATAAGACATGGCATCAATAGAAGTTGTCCTTGCGATTTCATCAGGGTTCGCTGGAATCCTTACATTATTCGTCCTTTTTTACACTGGATCTGCAATTGCTGTCTTGGCACTTTGGCTTGTCATTGCATTAATCGTTCTTGTCCTGTGGTATTATGGGTTCATTGACTTGAGTGATTATGATACGGTGGTCGCCCCTCCACCAAAACCTAAGCCTGCTCCTGAACCAGCAGTTGTTGAGACAAAAACAGCACCAATGATAGGCAGTGAAGTCTTTCACATTAATGAATCGCAGTTTACTTATGCAGATGCTCCAGCTGTTTGTGCTGCGTATGGTGCCGAACTTGCTACTCTTGAGCAAGTCATTGATGCATACAATCATGGAGCTGAATGGTGTAGCTACGGATGGTCAGCAGGTGGATTTGCTCTCTATCCTACTCAACGAGGAACATGGCAAGCACTTCAAGGAGAACCTAATACAGTGAGAAGAACTGCATGTGGTCGTCCAGGAGTAAACGGTGGTTACTTTGACCCTAACACAAAGTATGGTGTTAACTGCTTTGGATTTAAACCTCCTGGAAAGCCAGAACTTCCATTACCTCCTCCAGGAACAGATGATAAAGCATTCAGGGCTGCTGTTGCAAGGTTCAGAAAGATGCTTAACTCTTTCAACTTAGTTCCCTATTCACGAGTTGAATGGTCTGGTTACGATTCAACAGCTGCTGGAAAAATTGCTAAATATGGCGAACAGTTCAAGCAATCAGGAGTTGAAAAATTTACAGGAGGAGATACGGCTGTCTCTGAAGCTCCAACTACAAGTTCAGCAGGAACTGCAGCACCTTATGGTCTTAAAGGTGATAAAGGAGATCGTGGTCCACCTGGACCCGTTGGACCTGGTAGCACAGTTCCTGGACCTGTTGGACCTGCAGGACCCGCAGGACCTTTGGGACCTCGTGGAGCTGTTGGACCCGCTGGACCCATTGGAGGTGTTGGACCCAGAGGTGAGCAAGGTATTCAAGGTATCAAAGGAGACAAGGGAGACAAAGGAGACAAGGGAGACAAAGGTGATCAGGGAGTTCCCGGAACAGCTGGATCTACAGTAGGAGTTGTTGGACCTAGAGGTGAAAAGGGAGAAAAAGGTGACAAGGGAGACAGAGGACTTGAAGGTGCTCAAGGACCCGCAGGAGAAAGAGGGTTTGCTGGACCTGCTGGACCTGCTGGAGCTAAGGGAGATCAAGGACCTGGTGGACCTGCTGGACCTGCTGGACAAGCAGATTGGCAAACGGCAACTCGTCTTAATAACTTGGAGTCAAACACTCTTCAATATGGAAGACCTCTATATCTTCTTGGCGGAAATGGTAGATATTTATCATGGGGCGGTGGTGGTGGAAGAGCTTCATGGGAATATTTGATGCCTGAACGCCCTTAATTTAAACTCAAAACATTGGATACTTACCTGCTACACGAATGAGTTTTGGGATTTTTCCAACCCCACGTCCATACGCAAGATCACCACCTACATAACATAAATAAGGCATACCTGGCATATGTTTAGGGAGTTTTTCAGGACATCTTTTATAGCACATTCCATCTACACGATCGTAATACTCACCTCCTTGAGGACCAGGACATACACCTCCTCCATCTAATCTTCCTTTCAAACGACCTCCACGAAGAGGTTCACAACGAGTCTTACAGAAACCACCTGCGGACCAATCCCAATTTCCATCACAATGTGTCGTGCATCCACCTGTAATCGGTTCACGACAAATTAATCCTTCTGTGAACCATCCGTCAGGACAAGGTTCAAGACCAATTACAGTTCCAATACCAACATTCTCTGAAATAGCCCAACACACAGGTCCTACACCTCTGTATCCTGAACGACATCTTGGATAGCATAATCCTGCGTCGTTTTCATGACCAGGAGGACATGTATCCTCACCAAATATTGAGACATTTACAATTTCTCGTCCATACAATCCAAAATGTTCACGAGGGAAATAGACAATTCCTACTAAAATTAATACGATTACAAGCAGGAACCACAACATTATTTTGACGTCATATTTTAATGGATCCAAGGTTGCCAGCATCTATTGTCCCTACACCAAAGTTTGATAGGCAAAAAATGAAGACTGCGACAGAAGTAGCAGTAGAAAAATCAGGGAAGGAGACAAGTCATGCCTTTCACTGGTTATTATATAAGCCCCAGTCGCATGCGGTGGTACCGTTTCCTACGAATGAACAATCGAGGCTTGCGAATAAGACTCGACTAGGAGAGTGGCAGAGTTAGGAAGAATCCAATCTGAAACTTCCTTGATAGACGCTTCATCTGTTCTTCCATCTAGATGTTCTAGCATAGTCTTGGTTAGACGATAACTAATTGCTTCAGGACTACGACGCATACGAGCCGCCATCTCATGTAAATTTAGATTTTCATGACGGCACATACGAATTAATTGACGATCTTCACTTTGTAACCATTTCTTTCCATCACGAGAATCAGCACTGATAATAAACTGAGATTGAGACATTTTTATGAGTCTTCATATCAATGTCTAATTGAGATCCATTTTATCGGCGTCTTGTTCTGCGATTTTTCTTTGACTTAGAACGTTTTGATCTTTTGATTCCACCTTTTGACTTTGTGCGAACTACAGTATCCGTTGGTTTACCTGGAGTATATCCTAATATAGCTTCTTGACGACCTGGACCAATTGTTCTAGCTGTAGATGTTTCACTGAAATTTGTTTTAGATCCAGTGCTAGGTTTAGCAGGTGTTTCTAAATCAGATTTACTTGCAAGTCCAGATTCAGCTGCTTTTTCACGAGTTAGTTTTAATGGTGACAATCCGCTCATTTGTTAATCGTCTGTAAAAAAACTTTATCTTCGTAGCTTATTTACAAATGGAAGTCGCAATGTTAGTTGGCTTAGCCGCACTCGGTTATGCTCTTTCAACTCAGCCATCTAAAACGGCATATGCTGAAGCTGAACGCAAGATTGATCCCTTAGAGACCTTTGTGAATCCAGAAGAACAGGCAACCGACAATATCTCCGTTCTCCAAGCACCCACAGGACATGGAAACATGGTACCGTTCTTCGGAGGTAAGCAGACTCAGTCTATGTATTCAGGTGCAACAGATGGAGTCTTAGATCTCTATACAGGTTCAGGAAAGCACACCTTTCATCACAAGGAAGAAGCTCCTGCATTCTTCAAACCTGAAGCAGGAACTGGACGTCCTTGGAAGGCACCTGTTGAAACTGAGTGGGAACAGGAACGTCAAGTGACTTCGCTTGCAATGAAGAACACATTCCCTATTAATCAGATTCAAGTAGGTCCAGGTGTCAATGATGGCTACACCAACTTACCCTCAGGTGGTTACAATCAAGATGCCATGCGTGAATACGCATTGCCTAAGACCACTGATGAAATCCGTGTTGCAAATAAGGCGAAGGTCACATACACCTCAGAACCAACACCTGGTAAGTTCTACATTACTGAAATGGGCTTGCAGGCACCCGTCAAAAAGAACCGCCCAGATCGTTTCCAGGTTCTCACAGGAGAGAATGGTTCATTGGATCACGTTAATACAACAGCCGGTCAACAAGTTGCAAACTCATTGTATCCTGAGCAGTTGATGAAGCTTCAAAATCGCGAATCCATGACAATGCTTCAAGCCAATCCAGCAACTACCGCAGCTGCAGGTGGTATGTCTTATATTCGAGCATTCACTGAACCTTTCCAGGAGTTCATGAAGTTAACTGTTGAAGGCCGCGCACCTCCTGCTGGACCCGTCGGAGGTATGGAAATTCAGGCAGGACCTCAATCCTACAATGTCCAAACTCATCGCGATGAATCCCTACTGAATAACTCTCGTGGATTTGAAGCGCCTCTGATGACATTCGGAGGTCAAGCACCCTCGGCAGCTCAGATGGGATCTCAAAGATACTTTGAACCTCTCAAGCAAGATGTCTATACCAACCGAAATGAACAGCCGGGTTTATTAGACGCTTTTAAGAGCAATCCATATACACAAAGCCTCCAGTCTGTTCCTTAATGGATTACAACCTTCTTCGATACAATGAAGGAATCCACAAAGTATGTACTAAAAACTTTACACGCAGACAACTTTATGATCTAGAACGATATGTGTTTATATATCCTTCTAAAATTCAAGTCTGTTCTTGTTTGACCAACCCGTGGGCTAAAGAAACTCTCTCGTTTCTTGGCGCACAATGGTGTCCTGCTACAGAACAATGCACGTCGAAGGCTCCTCAGCCGTCGCAGGCTCCCTCATCGACACGTTCGACTTGAGACGAATTGAAAGTAATTTAATTGAACGTAAACATGAACTTGTCCAAGCATCATCGTGGGTTATGAACCTCGTGATTCTTGCGATGACTATTATTGGATTTGGACTGTTTTTGTACAGCCAATATAACACTGTGCCTGAAGAAGTCAAACGTATTCCATTTGAACCAGTCCCATGGTTGTCTGCAACACGAAATGTTCGCATGGAAGAGTATGGACGGCAACTCCAACCTCGTGAAGCTCAAATTGGACATGGTATACCGGAATCTATCGGAGGAGACGGCTTCTCAAGTGTTTACGGAGATTACACATCCCGTGCTACCAGGGATTGAGGTTAAGGAACCTTCAAAGGAACCTGCAAAGGAAAAGGAAAAACCAAAAACTAAAAAGAAGACAGTTAAAGTAGCTCTACCTAAATCTAAGTAAGTAAGTAATGAGTGTTCCTCCTTTAGTAGTATATCCTACAACTATCTCCAATTCATATCAGATTGCAACTCCATTTACACATACTATTATTAACGAGTTTCCAGTTCCTCCTGGGTTTGATTATTCAGGTCCTGATTATACGCTTCCTACAGGTGGTTCATCCGGTGGTTCAGGTGCACCAGGAACGCCAGGTGCAAGTGGTTCAACTGGAACAAGTACATTTGTAAGTCGTGCAACTAGTAACACAACTGTAATTGTAATACCTGACAATGCAAATTCTGGTTTTATGTTAGAAGGAATTGAATACGATGTCGGAATAAGTAATGATATATCAAATGGTGATTCATTTGAGTTTACACTACCTACTGCAGTGACTGAGGGTGGTCCAAGCGGATCAAATACGACAAATGGAAGAATGGAATTTTTGAATGGATTTGAAATAACATTTACAAGTTCAACCTTTTCAAATGGAGACCTCTCCTATCCTGGTTCGAATGCAAGCTATACACTTGGTTCAAGACTTGTGCATACATATGTTAGTAGTAATAATTCATTTACTATAACTCTAGTTCGTCCTGGAACTACAACATTAACACTTGCAACTAATTTTGGAATTCCATATGGACCTCAATTTGTTCTGAAAGAAATGACTTGGACAGTTCCAGCTGCTACAGTTTTACCTTATACTTGGAATGAAAGTCAAGCATATAATTCAGGTGACGTTGTATTTTGGAAAGTTGGATTCTACATTACATTTGAAAATAATAATCGAGGAAATGAACCAGATAGAAGTTTTCCATTTTGGTTTCTAACAAGTCCAACTGATTTTCCCTCTTATACACCTCCATACAATGCATGGGATTCAGCAACAACTTATTCACGAGATAGTATAATCTATTTTTTAGTAAAAACTACTGGTGAAAGTATAGTTACCTATTACACTTCATTAAGTAACGGAAATGTAAATAATCGACCCGACGAAGACACAAGAGGTAACTGGACTGAAGGAGCTATTATTCCTCCAGCTCCAACCTATTCAGCTTGGAGTTCATCTACAACCTATGCGAGTAATGCAGATGTTAGTTTTAGCAACTTTAACTACAAATCATTGCAAAATGCAAACTCAAATAACTCACCTGCTACTTCACTAAATTCATGGGCTTTAGCAAGTAACTCAAATGCAGTATTTACAATTCGTTCTCCAATTCGAACTACATCCTATCCTGCAGCATTTCCAACATTAGAAATAGGAGGATTGACTAGTCCAGCTGTTTTGCCCTTTATCAAAGGTGCAGGAACGACTATCATGGAGTTTTCATCCTTGACTGGATTTCAATCAGCTCCTTTAAGTAATCAAATACTTCAAATCAATCAAACCGTTATAGGTAGTGAAATCGCAAGCACTAGTTATACATTTAATGTAACACCTATTGAGATTACAGTAACACCTGTTCTTACAAGTCCTTTATCAACTGTAACTTATAAGCCTTTTACATACTATTTTTCAATTCCTATAGATGTTGTTAATGTGCAACTACAATCGAATGCAATTACGACTTCTTCTTCACTTACACCTTTTATTCAATACAATGGACCTTTTGAAATTATTTTTTCATCGGATGTAGGTTTTACTTCATCAGGAACATCGATTATTGAAGTGGATGCAGTATTGAATAGCAATACTATTATTACCAGCAATGTCTCAACCATTAATATTCAACCATCTGTTATCACTACAACACCTCCTGTTCCAACTGGAAGTTTAAATCTTTATAAATTCGAACCTTTTAGATTTGTGTTTACAACGAATCTAGAAAGTGTTGGAATTATACTTCAATTTAATCGTTCTACCGCTAGTTTACAAACGTTTTGTTCAAATTCTTCAGATCAACGAACGGTTACATTTGCAGGAACATTCTTAACTAGTAGTTCAAGTTATAATTTAAGCTTAATTATTGATCTTGTGTATGATGGAACAATTATTGACTCAACAACTATTCTTATAAACGTAGGTCAAGCTAGATTCTTTCCTCCTAGTGCAGGTCAAAATTTTCAACTTTTTCAATACGAAAACGTAAGTAATACATTTGGATCTAATATTGCATTCTCAACTGTAACACCCATTACAAGTATCATAAGTCAACCCAGTCTTCCTAGTGGTCTTACATTTGGAGGCTCTTGCAACTCATTCTTTATCCAAGGAGCTCCTATTTTACAAGTTCCTCAAAGTAACTATCAAGTGATTGGAAGTAATAGTAATACTGGAAGAATTGTAACATCAACTATATCATTAAGAGTGAATCAGCAAAATGTAAGAATTACACCTAACACATCTACATTAACAGGATTGATAGTAGACTCTCCGATAGAACCTATTATACTCACTGCTGTTCAACCCGCTACAATTTATCAAGCTTCATTTGTGTATACATGGACTGGTCTTCCAGATGGTTTCAATTTTCAAGATATTAATGGAAGCAATGTTTTATTTGGATTTACTCCATCAGATCCTAACTTAACGATTGTTTTAACAGGTAGTCCAAGTATTGCATTTGCAACCTTCATGTCTACATTAGGTTCAAATTTGTATCAAATGCGTCTTACTGGAACACGAACCGATCAAACTGGAGCACAAATTGTTGGAACTGCTTTATTCAACTTTTCAATGGGTGAAACGGTGTTAATTAATGTATCCAATTCAGTTACTCTTTATCAAAGTAAACCATTAGCAGCTACAGATGTTTTGATTACAGCTGGAAGCTTCTTTTCAAGTGCTATCATTTCAAATATTGTTGCAGATGAACTACCACCAGGTCTATCATTAGTTCAGTATTCATCGCCTAATGTGTATCGTTTATCAGGAACACCTACAGAAGTTAATCTTACTGGATCATACACATTTACTGCAACTAATACAACTGGAAATTCTAGATCGGTTACTGCAGTAATCCCTATCAATCCAGACATTGTCAGTTTTGGAGGAAGCACACCTGCAAATGGAACCGTTATTCAGTTTATTGTATCAAGACCTTTGACAAATGCAAAAACTGGATATTACACAACACCCATTGTATTTTCAGCAACATCTACAGCAGCTGCAACACCGATTGTTTATTCAGCTTCGATTGACTTTACAGCGTATGGATTACTATTAAACTCTTCAACTGGAACATTAACAGGTATTCCAAATATACCACTTACAACTACAACGGTTACCATTACTGCAACAGATACTCTTGGAACAACTGGATTAACTACAATTGAGCTTACAATTTTAGCAGATGAGTTTGTATGGCCTGTCTATACTCCTACGTATTTCCAAAACAAGTTGATTACACCTTTTCAGTTTGTAATGACATCTACTCTAAGTGATCGATCCATTCAGTTTTTTTCATCTACCACTTTACCTACAGGATTAGTGATTAGTGCAGGTGGTGTTCTTTCTGGAACACCTACTGAATATCCAGTTGGGGGATATGGAACATTTTCAATTATCGCAACTACAGGATATTCTACATTGAGTCAAGCATATGTATATTCAATGGTTGGAGATCAGATGTTGATTGTTCAAGCCAATGGTAGTGACTCAGTTACAACAGTCTTTTCAAATGTTCAATATCGTTCAATTTTATATTCATCCGATTCATTTGTGAATGCTACCTTTTCAATTGGATCATTAAGTCCAGCTACTTCTGCTACAATTTCTGTGACATCCGGTGGATTAGTTTCAGGAGATTTTACAAATGCTTCATTGAATACAACCTATTCAGCAACTTTGACAGCTGTGTATCTTTCTATCACTACAACTACACTCATCTACATAAACTTTACAAGCTTCTCCGGTTCAGGAACTGGAATTATTCGTATACCTACAGAACTTAGCACGTTATCTTTTAGTAAACCCACTCAAAGTGATTTTACCTTATTTGAATATGTATTGTATTCAATTCCAATTCAAGCAGTTGGATCTGGAAGTTTCATTTATTATTATTCATCTGCTATTCCGAATGGATTTGAGTTCTTAAAAAATAGTAGTGGAACAACTGCTACACTCTCTGGAGTTTCAGCTACTATTGCAAATCAAGGTATTATCATTTATGCAAAAACAGAAAGTGGATATCCAGTTTCAATCTCTATTTCATTAAGAACAATTACACCTTTCTTTGTAAGTCCACAAATTGGAGCAGGTGCCTACACTGCACTACTAAAAAATGATGTTCTAGGAAATGCAGCTCAAAATGCTCGTGATAATCGAACCTTCCCAGAAGTGAATCCTCTTGCAGGGCCTTTAATGGCTCCACGTGCTCCAGATGTTGTGACACCTGATAACTGCTTACTGAACTTATGTAAAAAGCCATGTCCTACGTGTCGCACAATGATGTAGACACTGGATCTCTGTGTAATTTTATTACACTTTACTCAGGCATCACCATGTCCTTGAAGTATGCCAAACCAATCTTTCCAACCTTCTTCTCTACTTCCGTTCCAGGAACCGTTTCATAGACATCTTCATTCTCATCTACGAAGTACTCCTTGCCCTTATACTCCACCACAAACATCTCTACATCTGCGGTCTTCGTCTCCTCTTTGGGTGCGAAGAACTCAGACATCCACGTTTCCAACTTCTTGGTGTTGTACTCAGTGTTGTCCAGCTCATTGATGTGAGCTAGAAATCGCTTCTTGTGGTCATCAGTTAGCTCGACTTTTGACTCAGCTGCGACCTTCTTCCACAACTTGTCTTGTGTGGGATTTAGCTTCTCCAAGTTGCCCACAAACTTGGCTTTAGCTGGCTTAGGCTTTGCTGCCTTGGGTTCAGCAGGAGCTGGTTGTTCAGCAGG